TATCCAACATGAGATAGACCATTTAAATGGTGTTACGATTATGGATAGACAAGTTATAAATACAATTACTGCAGAAAATAAAATAGGTAGAAATGACCCGTGTTATTGTGGTAGTGGAAAAAAATATAAAAAGTGTTGTTTATGATACTTAAAGTTATGGAAAGAATAATAAGCTTTATTAGAGATTTTATTGCAATTATGTGCATAGTATTTTTTACCTCTATATTATTTATAATTTTTTTATTAAAAGAATCATACAACTCAGTTTTAAACTTTGTGTCTGGTAATTCTAAAAAATAAACATTTGTCCAATGCGTGCCTTCATGTATATGCCAATCATGAGCATCTTTTTTATAGTAACTTTGAAACCACATGTTGTGTATAGTAGCCTCATCCATAGACAGTTCTAACAGCATTTTAGTAATATAAGGTTCAAGTATTTTAGAAAACTCCATTGCATATAGTCTTTCTGGTATTTTAGAAAACTTCCAATCAGTCTTTGATATAAAATCATTACAAGTTTTGTCAGGTCTAATAGTGTGTTGATCTGTAATTTTAATAAGATCTAGTAATCTATTCTTAATTTCTTTATGTTCTTTCATTTGAAAAACAAAAGCGTAAGAGTTTAGTTTAAATTTTTTTAATATTACTGACATACAAAATCAAATACTATTGAATATCTTGGACCTGTCTTATCGTACAGTTCTGGTTGGATGTTTACTATTGAGTGCATAATTTTAGCATTAAATATTAATAGCGAGTTTTCTTCTCCTGGAACTATTAAATTTTTTACAGATGTACCAAACTCTGGGTATTTATTTTTTAAATAATATATGGCTGTTAGATCAGTGTCGTGAGTGTGGTCAGCAAATGATGAGTCTTTCTTCAATATGTTAGCCCAAGAACTATGTAGTTTAACATTTTTATCTACACCCATAACTTTATTTAATACTTCTTTATATAAAACTTTCCAATGAGTTTTTTGTTTCATCTTGTCGTATAGATCATTGTAGGTTTGATACTTAGGAACTTCTTTACAAAGGTTTCCTAAACTTATTTGTTCATCTATATCTTTTATAAATGTTTCTTTTGGAACTGGTATTAATTTTTTATATAAATATATTTTATTTAATAATTGTATTTCCATACACAGCTTTTATATTATTGTTTTTTTGAAACTCTAACAAAGATTTAATATTATTCATTATAGGTTTACCAGATACATTAAGACTTGTATTAATAATAAGAGATTCTCCAGTTATTTTTTTATATTCTTGTAACAAATCATAGAAGTGCTTATTATCTTTTGACACAGATTGAAGCCTACAAGTCTTATCTACATGCTGCACGCTATCTAAATCTTTAATTAAATAATTAACGTAAAGCATATAAGGATTTAAATATTTTGTTTTTGTATATTTGTTATAATCTTCTTCTAATGTAGAGGCACCGAAAGGTCTATACACCTCTCTCTTTTTAATTTTGTTTAGTTTTTCTTTAGCATCTTTTACATAAGGGTTCATTAGTATAGAACGATGACCCAAGGCTCTTGCACCAATTTCTCCATGGCCTTGATACCACGCAACAATTTCTCCTTTAGCTAAATACTTCGCAGTTTTTTTTATGGTATCTGTAGTTGGTTTTTCTGTAGATTGATCTGTTTGGCAAAAAGGAAAATTGTTTAGTCTGTATTTTTTTATCTTATATTTATCTAATAAAAATTTAATACCACCTAAACTTAAACCTTCATCATCACAGTGAGGTGGTATATTTAAATTAGGATATTCTTCTTTTAATAATGTATTCCATATTATATTGTGAGCTACACCACCAGAATACCCTATCGTATCTTGTTTTTTAAAATGTTTTTTAAAGTATTCTAGTATTACTTCTCCTAGTCTTTTGTGTATAGTGTGTGCCCAATTAAGTTTGTTATGAAGAGCAATTAAAGGATCTTTTTTGTAATCAATATATAAATTAAAATTATATATTTGTTTTATTTTAGTAATATCAAAGTTTTTTATTATGCTGTAGAAACCTTTATCTAAATTACCATATGATTGTAGTCCCATTAATTTTCCTGCATAGTCACATTCATGACTAACTTTTATCCCTAGATCTATGGCTACATCACCGTAGTAAGTTCCAATTGAACCATGTTTACTAAAAGATGTTGTTTGCACTAACTTGTTGTTTTTAAATACAGTAGTAGCCACATCTTTATCTCCAAACCCATCTATAATCATATGGTTTTTCATATCTCCATATATTAAATTATTACTTAATGCATGAGCCCAATGATGATTTACTCTTGTTACATTACCTAGTTCATGACAGTAAAACTTAGTGCCCGGAAAAAATATTTTTTTATCTAGGGGAAAGTTATATATCCACGGATCAAGAACCACGGACATTTCCTTAACATTATTAATATCTACACCCCAACAATCAAATATAGTTTGTTTCCATTCTATAAGGTTGTTGTAAGCATGATGTTTATTATCAAAAATCCTTTCTGATTTTAAATAATAAATTTCTTTTCCATCAAAATAAGATATGTTAGAGTCGTGCTCACATAATCTAGCAGATATTAAATTCATTAATCTAAGAGATTTTGTTTTATTTCTTTTAAAATAACTTGTTTAAATTTAGCTTCTTTAAATCTTTTATATCTATCTATTAAAGGTATAAATTTTTCCCATGTCGCTGACGTTGCACAAGTTTTCGTAATTCTTAATAATCTTTCAGTAAAATCAAATCTTTTTAACTCTATCTCATGTTCACTATCAAAATAAACATATGCCATATCTTCATTTTTCATGATCTTAAATTCAGTCACGTTATTCCATAAATTAAATTCAAAATTAATATTTCTAAACCAAGAAGAGATATTAAACATACCAGGTATTACAGAGCCATATTTTAGATGTGGACTATTTGAAAAGTAAGGAGAAGAAAAAGTCATTTTAACATTTTCTTCTGAAAAAAAAACAAAGGAGTGGGCAAACTGAAAAAGAATATTGTCCTTAAAATTAGAGGTGTGTGGAAAACTAATATTTATAAAATTTTTAGAAATGGGTTTAAATTCGTTGTCTACTACTTTGTAATGACAAGTCATTGGGGATTTTATTACAGCCACTCGATTAGCTAAATCTTTAACTGCTGGACAAAAAAATAAATTAGATCTTTTATCTATATTTTTGGACATTTTTTTTCTTAAATCACCACCTAGTATGGTAGGATCTTTGTATAAAATATTCCAATCATGATGAAAATCAAAATCAGCAGGAGACCAATATATTGTTGTTTTCATTGTAATCTTTCTATAGATGATATATATCACTTAAAAAGAACCTTTCAAGGACAAAATAATTGATTATAATAGGATTCTTATGTTACAAAAAATAGGATTTCAACCAGGTATAAACAAACAAGTCACCCCCACAGGAGCAGAGGGACAGTGGGTAGATTGTGATAACGTTAGGTTTAGATATCAAATACCAGAAAAAATAGGTGGTTGGAAACAATTAGGCACTTTAAATGAAAACGAACTTACAGGAGCAGGTCGAGGGCTACATCATTACGTTAATAGTTTAGGTAGAAAGTATGCTATTATAGGTACTAATAGAATATTATACGCTTTTTCTGGTGGTGTATTTTATGACATACACCCTATTCAAACCACAACTACTCTTACAAGTGCATTCAGCACAACTAACGGATCACCAACAGTAACATTAACTTTTAGTAGCGCTCATAACATGATACCTGGAGATATTATATTACTAGATAATTTTACAGCTATTACTAATTCTAATTTTAGTTCCTCTGATTTTGATGATAAAAAATTTATGGTTGCCTCCACACCAACTAATATAACCCTAACACTTACAATGCCATCAAACGAATCTGGATCTGGTGCTACCACATCGGGTGGTATTAGAATACAAAAATACTATACTGTTGGTCCAGCTGTACAAGCAAAAGGATTTGGTTGGGGATTAGGATCTTGGAGTGGGGAAGATGGTTCAGCAGTTACAACTACTTTAAATGGTGCACTTGGAGATAATGCAAATGGAACTGGAGGATCGGGTAGTTCTATTACATTAACAAGCACTACAAACTTTCCTGATTCAGGAACAAACTTTATTTTAGTAGGCACAGAAGAGATTTCTTACACAGGCGTGTCTGGAAATAATTTAACGGGTATTACAAGAGCAGTTAGAGGAACAACTAGAGCAGCCCACAGCGATGGAGCAACAGTAACTAACTCTTCAGAATATGTTGCATGGGGCGAAGCTGCATCAGGTGATTTGGTTCTCGAACCAGGAATGTGGTCATTAGATAATTTTGGTGACAAAGCTATTTGTTTAATTCATGATGGTGCGTGTTTTGAGTGGGATTCAAGTTTATCAAATGCCACATCGACAAGAGCAACAATTATATCTGGTGCACCTACGGCATCAAGACATATGTTAGTATCTACACCCGATAGACACTTAGTATTTTTTGGCACAGAAACAACCATTGGAACACCAAGCACACAAGATAACATGTTTATTAGATTCTCTGACCAAGAAGATATAAATACTTATATACCTACAGCAATCAATACAGCAGGCACTCAAAGACTTGCTGATGGATCACA